GCAAGTCGCTAAAGCAAAACTTCAAAAGTTAAAACGTAACCTCACTTAGGAGCCTCACATGAAATTAGTATTATGTTCTGTAAAAGATCGGGCAGCAGATGCTTATGGTCGACCAATGTTTGTACCATCTGTTGGAGTTGCGATCCGCAGCTTTTCAGACGAAGTAAACAGAAAAGATCCAGATAATCAATTATTTAATCACCCTGACGATTTTGATTTATATGAGTTGGGTGAATTTGATGATAATACTGGACTTTTTGCTTTACATGATCAACCCAAGTTGTTATCCTTGGGTAAACAAGTAAAAATTAACCAAGAGTGATTTAAACAAGCCGTCTCAGCTTTAGCTGGGACGGAACTAGCTTAGGAGCCAGATAAAATGCACCGTAATCAATCAGTAGATGTTCATCAATTTACGATGATTCCAAAAGCCGACATACCTCGGTCGTCATTTGATTGTCAAAGTACTCATAAAACTACGTTTGATGCTGGTTATTTAGTACCAGTATATGTTGATGAGATGCTACCCGGTGATACATTTCGGTTAAATATGACTGCATTTGCTCGTCTTGCTACTCCTATTTATCCAGTGATGGATAACATGCATTTGGATAGTTTCTTTTTCTTTGTACCAAATCGTTTAATTTGGTCGAATTGGCAAAAGTTTATGGGACAGCAAACGAATCCTAATGATTCGATTTCTTATGTTGTCCCCCAACAAGTATCACCAGCTGGTGGATACGCTATTGGTTCATTACAAGATTATATGGGACTACCCACAGTGGGACAGGTGTCCAATACTGGAACGGTATCTCACTGCGCATTTTGGCCTCGTGCGTATAATTTGATTTGGAATGAGTGGTTCAGAGATGAGAATTTACAAAATTCTGTAACAGTAGATACTGGAGATGGTCCTGATAATGTTGCAAACTACACATTACTTCGTAGAGGAAAGCGCAAAGATTATTTTACAAGCGCATTGCCTTGGCCTCAGAAGGGTGCATCTGTTGCATTGCCTCTTGGTTCAACTGCACCAATTCAGTACACAACTACCGCTGGAACAGCGGGCAAAATTAGAAAAGCATCTGATAGGACTTTGTCAGGCGAAGCCGTTTTGTATTCAGATTCAAGCGGCAATTTTGAAATATCTGCGGTAGGAGATGCAATTTATGACCCGAATGGCACATTGTATGCAGACTTGTCACAAGCTACGGCAGCAACTATTAATCAATTACGGCAGTCTTTTCAGATTCAGAAGCTTCTTGAGCGTGATGCACGCGGAGGTACTCGTTATACTGAAATTATTAGGGCACATTTTGGTGTTATTTCTCCTGATGCTCGCTTACAGCGTCCCGAGTATATCGGGGGTGGATCAACCACTATTAATATTAATCCGATCGCTCAAACGTCGGGTACTAATGCTAGTGGAACTACTACCCCTATGGGCACACTTGCTGCTATGGGTACTGCCCTGGCTCATAACCATGGGTTTACTTACTCGGCTACTGAACACGGTGTAATTCTTGGTTTAGTAAGTGTACGTGCTGATTTGACGTATCAGCAAGGTCTTGCACGTATGTGGTCTCGTTCTACACGATATGATTTTTATTTCCCAGCTTTTGCAACGCTGGGTGAACAAGCTGTATTGAATAAGGAGATTTATGTACGTGGTGATAGTAATGATGATGGTGTATTTGGTTATCAAGAACGTTGGGCAGAATATAGATATTATCCCAGCCGAATTTCTTCATTGTTCAGAAGTACTGCTGCTGGAACAATTGACGGATGGCATCTTGCCCAGAAGTTTACATCATTACCAACGTTGAATACTTCATTTATACAAGATAATCCTCCTGTAAGCCGTGTAGTTGCCGTTGGGTCTGCTGCAAACGGCCAACAGTTTATTTTTGATAGCTTTTTTGATTGTAAAAAAGCACGACCAATGCCAATGTACAGTGTACCTGGCTTAATTGATCATTTCTAATGTTAGGCGCTATTTTAGGAGCTGCTGCTACCGCTGCCGGTGTTGCAACCGGCAATCCAGCACTTATTGCTGCTGGAGTTAGCGGTGGTTTAGCAGCATTTGGGCAAGAGAGAACTAATGCCCAAAATGCGCAATTAGCTCGTGAACAAATGGCATTTCAAGCAGATATGTCTGGTACATCGTATCAGCGTGCTGTTGCAGATATGCAAGCCGCTGGACTTAACCCTATGTTAGCTTATTCTCAAGGTGGCGCATCGACGCCGTCCGGACAAACTGCGGTTATGCAAAATGCGTTAGGAGCTGGTGCTACTAGTGGTGCGCAAGGTTACCAACTTGCGTTAAACGCTGCTCAAAATGTGGCTGATATTCATCTTAAAGGCGAGCAAGCTGGCGCAGCTGGAGCTCAAGAAGATCTAAATAGGGC